TGGAGAAGCAGCCAGCCACAAGGAATGGTTCTTAACAGAGTTCGAACAGTTTGCCCGCCATAAAGCATTAGAGAAAGCAATTCTAGCCAGTGCAGATTTGTTGGACAAGCAACGCTACGGGGAAGTAGAAAAGTTAATCAAAGACGCCAGTAGTATAGGTTTGCCAAAGAGTTTTGGCACAGACTACTTTGCTGATCCTAAAGGTCGACTAGAAGCATTGAGAAGAAACAACGGTCAAATTAGCACAGGCTGGAAAACCATTGATTATAAATTATTTGGCGGATTTAATAGAGGTGAACTTAATATTTTTGCAGGTGGTTCTGGCGCAGGTAAGAGTTTATTCTTACAGAATCTAGCATTGAATTGGAGTTTACAAGGACTCAACGGTGTTTACTTTAGTCTAGAACTAAGTGAGGGATTAAGCAGTCAGCGTATGGATGCCATGCTTATGGGCATAGGTACTGCTGATATTTTTAAAGACTTGGATAACGTTGACTTGAAAATTAGGACGATGGGTAAGAAAGCAGGTAAGTTGCAAATGGTACAACTCACTGCGGGCGTTACAGTAAATGATTTAAAATCATGGTTGAAAGAATTTCAGATTCAACTTAATAAAAAAGTTGATTATGTTATTGTTGATTATTTAGATTTGATGTCTCCTGTGTCTGTAAAGATATCAGCAGAGAACACGTTTATTAAAGACAAATACGTTTCGGAAGAACTTAGAGCAATGGCAGTACAAGACAAATACTTGTTCTGTACAGCAAGTCAATTGAATCGTGGAGCTGTGGAAAGTGTTGAATTTGACCACAGTCATATCAGCGGTGGATTGAGTAAGATTCAAACAGCAGACAATGTGATTGGTATCTTTAACAGTATTACCATGCGTGAGCGTGGCAGGGTGCAGTTACAGTTTATGAAGACACGTAGTAGTAGTGCAGTAGGCAGTAAGATCGAATTAGAATTTAATACAACTAGTTTACGTATCACTGACTTAGATGAAGACAGTCCAGAAGCACCCACTACAGCAGATGTGTTACATGATAAACTTCGTCGACAGGCCCGGACAACAGAATCTACTAGTACTTCCGCAGGATCGACTAAATGGGAAAAGCCAACTGGAACTCATGCATGGGATTATCAAGCCGGCGGAAAAGAATTAAAACCAGGAATTGAACCTACAAATTCAGAGCCATCTATTTCTATGAGAACAATGGACAGTAACAACAGACTTAATAATCTTCTAAAGAAGAGTTGATTACTTTAAATCACGAAGAGGTTCTGGTGGCTGTGTCGGCTCAGCAGTTGTAGGTGCACCGACTTCTGCGTCCGGTTCGCTAGCGGGTTGTTCTTGAGCAGCAGACTCAGAGTCCTTATTCAAGTCCGTTTTCAGTCTTTGGAATAAGCTGTTATCTTCTGCAACATATGCCAGCACAGTTTCTAATAAATCCATGAGAGCAGTCATTTGATTTAGACTTGGTCTACGATTCATGTACATTGAACGGACGCCAGCTTTTAGATCGTTGTAGTGATCTTCGCTTACTGCATCTTTGATAGATGCCAAACGACTCATTGTGCGTGTAAAAGAACTGCTGTCGATTTCTTTTCCGCTGTGTTCCATGCCTGGATCTATTTCGTTTAACTCTGCTTGTTCTTCGATGGCTCGTAGTTTATTTAGAACTGTGCCCATATTAAAATTTGTACTCGACATCATAGTCATAATAGTGCTCCACTGTTAAAGTTATTTATCAGTTTGTTGGATAAATACTTTCAAGGATGGACTATAATAGTGCGTAAACATACACGATCTTTACTTGAAGAAATTACAAATATTGTACCGCAAAGAGACAGAGAAAGTTTTGTGGAAAACAAGGCCGTAAATGTCATCGCGAGTACTCGGTATCTTGTTGAATATATACAAGAAAACTTTAACCAAGAGCAAAGTGAAGATTTATTAAAACGTTTATTCAACAGCTTAAAAACTGGCGATGAAATGAAATTTCGCAGAGGAATTAAACAAATTAAAGAAGCAAATAATGGAAGAATTTGAACATTTATCGGGCTGGGATCTACTAGTGGAAAGTAGACAGTATCGCTCAAACACAACAGGTCTTAATTTAAGAAATGTCAGCGATTTTGCTTTTTTAGATTTAATTTCATTATTCATACTTCAAAATGAATACGAAACTGCACCAGTATCAAAGAACTATGCAGATAAAACCATAGGATATAGAAACTTTTTACGTCCCAGACTCGCTGGAACAGACTTATATACCAGTTTGAATATACTGTCGAATCCGGACAGTGTTTTCAGCAAAAAGATACGTCAAAATCCAGAAGCTGATGCTTTGCTTAGGTCAAAGCTAAAGGTACATACTCCCACTGTGAAACGTTATTTAGATTTATTAGCAGATGGAAATTTAAGAAAAGAAGATGCCGCAGTGCTACTATTGCGTTTAGAAAAACAATTAAACATAACAGATAGTAAATTAAAAAGTATTCGTAGATTGGCACAGGACTGGCCAGCCATCAATGACATGCAACGAGAATTAGTAGTTACACGTATGCTACAATATTATCGTAAGTTTGCGAAACGCAGTGAAATGGCAGTGTTCCTAGAAGACTTGGGTAAAACCAAAGGCTACAAGTTAAATGCTCCAGTAGATGCAGAACTTGCCAATCTGGGCTATGGACAAAAACCGGAGCCTGGTAAAAAAGGATGGCTGGCAACCCTGGCCCCAGCGGCTGGTTTAATAGCAGGATACAAGTTAGGCTATGCACTAACTGGCCCAAAAAACAAACAGTAGATAGTATAATATCTTAAAAAGAAGATAAATAAACTTAAGAAAACAAAGTTTTCGAAGAAACAAATTAGGAGAATTTTATTATGGCAAATGCAGCCCCATTTACAGCGATCGGTCGCGACGTATTCATCAAGTCTTTTGCTAAGACAAACATTACACAATCAGAGTTAGATGCTTTGGTACAGACAGTTCAGTTGACAAGTACAATCACAGCTATCGGTGCTTTCACAGCCGGTACAAGTGATGTTGTTAACATGATCATCGAAGGTGCAGACGTTTCAGCGGCTACTGGTTACACAGTCGCTAACGTAGCATTCTAAATCTTAATAATTAACTTTATTCGGGATGGGAAGCCGCAGTTTACTGCGGTTTTCTTTTGACTGAAATAAAAGGTTAAATACGTTAACAGGAGAATTAACATGGCACAGAGCACAAACAGAACAGGCGAAGTTGTTGGTGGCAACATTGAATTTTTTAGTTGCTACACATTGGTAGATATTACAGATACAGGGGTATATGATCCTAATGCTGGCAACTCATATGAACAAGCACAGAATTTAAATTCTTTACTACAAGCAATCAGTTTAGGTAGTCAACCTATATTATCCAGCGTGGAAAAAATTACAGCGGCAGATGTCACTGACTATGATTTTGGCACAGATTTTACAGGCAATCACAATATGTGGGTATTACGATTCGCCAGTGAACGAATCGGAGCCATATCAGTGTCATCTTTAGTTAGAGATATTGATGGCTTACCAGTATACGATGACTTAGATGAAACAGCTACGTTTGATAATAATGTATTTGAAACCGGCGCCGCCGATCAACTTAATATATACTTTATCCGTAACGATAACTTATAATTTAGATAAATACATTACATAATTAGGCACCAGTCCATTGGCACAAACTTAGGCATTTGAGATAAGAAGAACACATTTTATAAGGAGTTCGTGTTAATGGCAACCACAATAGAGAGACTAGGAATAGTCGAAACTAAGGTCGAGAATCTCAATGAGAAACTTGACGAGTTAAAAGTAGACGTAAAAGACCTGCACAATTGTCTAGATAAAACTAGAGATACCATCGAAGAAAAATTAGAAGAGATGTATCAATCTAGTTGTGCCCAACATGCCGAAATGTCTAAAAAGATTTCTGCCATGGAACGGTTCAAAGACAAATGGATGTATACATTTGGTGGCGGCATGATAGTGGTAAGTTGGGCCAGCGCACATGCAGATAGTATTATATCAATATTAAAATGATGGAATTTGAAGTCATAGTCGAAGACACAGAAGAGACTTTAACAGAGGCTAAACGTGTTTGGGCCAAGCGTGGTAAGAAATTAAAACGTATGATTCGTTGCACCAGCGGCAAGAAAAAAGGCAGAACAGTTGCCAACGTCAGTGCTTGTAGTAAAGCGATAAATATGAAGAAGAGATTTATGATGAGGCGAATTAGAAAACGCTTCAATGCTAAAATCGTTAGAAAATCAAAGAGAACAAAAGCATTTAATCCTTTGAGTAAACGATTGAAGACAATGAATAAATCAACAAACGCAAGGTAACAAATATATGGCAGATGATCGAAGTTTAACAGATATAATAAGATTCACAGATCCCAGCGGGGAAATCAGTGATTCTGAAATTGCCGGAATTTCTAATTCACTTAAATTTTCAGAAGTATTGGATTTAATATCATCTGTGAGTAAAGATAACATGGATTCTGCTAGAAACATTTTAAGTAAGCACGATCCTCGATTCAGTGTTGCCACAGAATATGCTGGCGCACAAGGTGCCCAGACCAGCGGATTTAAACCAATCAAGCCTCAGGGCACAGTAGGTGCATTACCTGGCACAGCAAATAAACCAGTCAATCCCAACGGACCACAAGACAGCGACCAAGGTGATTTAGAAGCCATGGTCACAGACCCAATGAACAAGAATAAACCAGAAGTAAAACAGATTCAAAGTTTACTTCAAAGGCTACAGAACAGATGAGAATAAAAGATATTGTTTCCGAATCATATAAAGGATATGGTGGCGGCCATATGAAAGATTTTGGTACAGTAAAACGTGGTATAGATCAATCTATACCCAATGCTAGAATTGAACCAGAAGTTCGGAATACAGATACGTACATGCAACTGCGCTATGGTATTGCATTGGCCGCGGCCGCTTCCCACAGTGCTGACGACTTTGAACAAGAAAGCGCCTGGGCAGAAAACTTGGGTATGGTCGGTTACAGTGATGCTGATGTAGAAATAATGGATGCCGCCGATAAGCTAATGGGTGTCAAAAGTATTAAGTTAAGTGGAAAAAGTAAAGAACGCGATGACACTGGAACTACAAGTGCTGTAGCCAGTGGATGGAAGAAGTTTGCAAAATGAAAATAGTTGAACTAGCATCCGGCATCAAAACAATGATTACCAACGAGCAACAAGAACTCGTTAAAGAAATTAAGGAATCTACTCAAATTTCAAGAGAAGATTTAGATGAACGAAAGCAAAAACTAGCAGAACAAATGACTAGTCTTGGATTATTAGATAGAATATACGATGAAGAAAAACAAGCAATTATCTACAAACTATTCAGTAGATAAAAAAGGCGCAGATAGACTATCGTCTAAAGTGGCAGCAATGCTGGATGATGCTATACCTAAAAATATATTAGGTATGATGGTCACTATGAAAGAACAGGAACGCAGTCTAGTGTTCTATGACAGATTCAGTTTGAATGTACATAAAAAGAACGACTATTCTATCATTGACTTATATACCAAAGAAGCAGTCTACGACAATATTGCGCTGTTTTCCAGTGCATTGCATATCATATTTTTCTTACACAAAGGGGTACATAGATCTGCCCCACAAGAAGATGTCATATACGAACTAGATCAAGAATACTTTCGATGTTTAGAAAACATCAAATTTTACAGACATAAGATGAACTCGGTTAACTCTGAATTAATCCCACTTTTTGCAGACAGATTAACTGATGCCAAGGTGAGATTAGAAGAAACAAAAACCAAATTATCTAAAACATATTGATAAATAATCTAAAGGATACCTATTATGAATACCTCTGAAATTTTTAACCCTACACAACGCAAACAGCGTGTGGTAGAAAACTTCTTGAATAGCCACTATGGCTTGAAATTGGCTGCTCACGGCGATTCAGTCAAAGTACAGTCACTGATCAGTAAATTGGTTCAGGAAAATCACCAATTTGCCAGTGCAAAAGTTGGCTTTCAAAACGATGCTACTTATGTTAAGAACACTATGATCATCGAAGCATTACGTCACATTCTTAAAGAGATTGGTCCAATGCGCTCTACTCGTAGAATGAACGAACAAAGCGGTGAAGATTTAGCTCAAGCTGAATTGATCCTTGTTGCTCAGAACATGGTCGATGATCTGCAAAAGATGGCAGAAGATGTTGCTCAAATGCAAACAGACGAACTAATGCCATTAGAAGAAAAAATGAAAACAACATTTGGTCAAGAGCAAGGTACTGCGTTTGGCCAAGCCGCTGATCAATCATTCGGCACATTGTTGGATGCAGTCAAGGCTGCTAAAGACGCTTTAAGTAATGCAGTTGCAGTTCTTAAAGGTGAAAGCCCAATGGGCGGCATGGGCAATGACCTAAGCGCAGGCATGCCAGCTCCTGCATTGGAACCAACAGGCGATGAGTTTGGTATGGCCGATGCGGCAAGCGGTGAAGAAGAATTGCCAACTGGGCGCGAGTTGAAGTAATGCGCTTATACGAATTTGTCGACAGCGACGAACAAGTTTTAGGAATTATCAAGCCTTTGCTGTTACGAGCAAAGGCCGAAGGTGCGGCTGCTATTCCTACTAATCAATTAATTAATGATTTAAATGATTCCAGCATAACACCTGAACTATTAGTTCACATTCTTAACAAGCATAGAAAAGATTTAAACGATATTATTACAACAGCTACATATGATTCGATTGTGTTAAACAACAATGAAATTAAATCGATGACCAGCAATTATGATAAAGATGTTAATAAGATGAAAAGCACGGCACTGAAACAAGCAATGGATAAATTAAAATGATAGCATCTATTATGTTAACTGCCACCCAAGCTAGAAGTAAAGCTCAAAATGATTTGGTTATTTTCAATGAAGTCAGAGCCATTGAATTAGCCATTTTAACTGCCAGTGCCGCTGGCAGCTATGATATAACATTAAGTACTACCACTATGTCAACTAGTGTAATATACGCAAATGTCTGGAAGGGTGTAATATCCGACAGAGCAAAAGAAATCCAAATGTCGAGTATAATTAAGTATTTTACTGATTTGGGTTATAATGTTGAACGCAGATCTAATACAGTTACTGGCACAACATTCGATTGGCAAATTTACTGGTAATATATAACTAGACTATACACTGGAATCAGTGTATAATAGTGTATATGCTATTAAATCCAATCTACGAATACAAAAAACTCTCCCGTGACGAATCCACAGGCAAGCGACTTTATGCTTGCCCTGATGGAACAAAAGTTCCCAGCGTCACAACAGTACTAGACTCGACTAAAGATAAAACATTCTTACTTGAATGGAGAAAACGTGTTGGTGATGCCGAAGCTACTCGTATCAGTACAGAGTCTGCAGGTCTGGGCACACTGATGCATACTCATTTAGAATATTATGTATTAGGCAAAGAACGTCCACAGGGCAACAATCAAGTTCAGATACTGGCTCGTGACATGGCTGATACTATGATTAATCAAGCGTTCTGTGACATCGATGAAGTATGGGGCATTGAAGCCGCATTATACTATCCAGGCCTATATGCAGGCACTAGTGATATGATTGGAGTACACAAAGGTACACCTGCGATCATCGATCATAAAACAACTAAGAAGACTAAGAAGAAAGAATGGATTGAAGATTACTTTTTACAATGCTGTGCCTACGCACTGGCCCATAATGAAGTACATGGTACTGATATTAAAAAATGTGTGATTAATATCATTGACCGAGATGCTAAACTACAACCCTTTATTATAGAAGGCAATGAGTTTGATCATTACAGTGATCTCTGGGCACAGCGTCTTGATCAATATTATAAATAAGCATCTAGTGGAAAACAATTTAAGCATTTGGTATAAGACTACTACAGAAAAAATCCTAGCTTGGAGAGAGTTAAGACAAAATGCAATGGGCATGACTGTCGACGACCTAGTCCAAGCAGTTAACACATGGTGGACATTCTCACCATGGGTACGTAAAACAATAGACCCTTACAAGCCAGAAACATGGCCCAACCCATGGGATATGATCAATCGTGGTGAATTTTGTCGCAGTGCTATTGCATTGGGACAAGCATATACACTTTGGATAACTGCACCCAATAGCAATGTAGAACTATGGTTAGTGAATAATTTCAGCGAAAAAGATGTACATCTAGTAGCAGTTATTGATGAGAAGACTGTGCTAAATTACACTCTGGGTCATGTATTACCCATTGAGCAATGTGACTTTGAGACTTTAAACAAGATCGTCAAAAGCGACTTACCACACATTAAAATATAACAGAATTATTACAGTACAGAGTTAAATAAAATATTAAAATTAAAATAGCAGATAAGGAAAAGAATAAAATGACAACATCGGCGTGGGCCATCACTGTTATCAAGCGCAGTGGAGAAAAAGAAGAATTGATGATTGAAAAATGGCAGGCACAGATTACTAAAATATGTTCTGGAATTGCTGACGTCAGTCAAAGTATGGTTGAAATCAAAGCTCAACCACAGTTTTATGATGGTATTACTACACAAGAAATTGATGAGATTACACTTCGTGCTATTGTTAACCTAATCGATGTAGAAGCTAATCCAGATGTAGGACACACTAATTATCAATATGTAGCAGGCAAGCAACGTTTATCAATGTTGCGAAAAGACGTATATGGTAGCTATACTGTACCTCCGCTGTACGAAATTATCAAACGTAATGTAGCAACTGGTCTTTATACAAGTGAACTTCTTGAATGGTATAGTGAAGATGATTGGAACAAGATGAATGACATGCTTGACCATGACAAGGACGAACAATACAGTTATGCTGCCATCGAACAACTAATTGAAAAATATTTAGTAAAGAACCGTAGCACTAAAGAAACATACGAAACTCCTCAGATTAGATATATGGTGGCCGCCGCAACTGTGTTCCATAGTGAAGAACCTAACTCGGCTCGTATGCGTTATATTAAGGAATACTACAATGCGGCATCAGATGGATTATTTACTTTGGCTACGCCGGTGCTTGCTGGTCTTGGCACTCCTACTAAGCAGTTTAGTAGCTGTGTGCTTATCCGTAGCGATGATGATTTGGATAGTATTTTTGCCAGTGGGGAAATGATGGCAAAGTATGCCAGCAAACGTGCTGGCATTGGTTTAGAAATTGGGCGACTACGTCCTTTAGGAAGTCCTATTAGGGGCGGCGAAATCATGCACACAGGTATGATTCCATTTTTAAAGAAATGGTTTGGTGACCTGCGTTCATGTTCACAGGGAGGAATTCGCAATGCAAGTGCTACTATCTTTTATCCAATCTGGCATCACCAGTTTGACGACCTTATTGTACTCAAGAACAATCAAGGAACAGAGGAAACCCGAGTCCGTCATATGGATTATGGGGTTGTGCTTTCCGCTCTATTCTGGAGACGATTCAAAAACAAAGAACAAATAACGTTCTTTGATCCTAACGAAGTACCTGATTTATATCAAGCCTTTTATTCTAACACACAACTATTTGAAGAGCTGTATGTCAAGTATGAAAACACCGCAGGGCTTCGTACAAAAACAATGTCGGCCGAAGAAGTATTCAAGGGCGGCATTTTAAAAGAACGCACAGATACAGGACGTATCTATCTAGTGTTCATCGACAACGTGATGAATCAAGGACCATTTGATCCTGAGTATCACACCATTTACCAGAGTAACTTATGCTGTGAAATTCTTTTACCTACTAAATCCTTTAAACGTCTGGATGACAGCGATGGTCGTATCGCACTTTGCACTTTGGGCTCAATCAATTGGGGTGCGTTCCGTAACCCAGAAGACATGCGCCGTGCTTGCCGCATACTGCATCGTAGCCTCAATAACATTCTTGACTATCAAGACTTTCTTTCCATACAGTCTAAACTATCCAACGACGAAATTAGACCACTGGGAATCGGTATCACCAACCTTGCCTACTGGCACGCCAAGCGAAGCCTCAAGTACGGAGAGCGAGACAGCCTGGCTGAAGTCAAGACGTGGATGGAACATCAAGCCTACTACTTAACTGAAGCCAGCGTCGAGTTAGCTAAAGAACGTGGCCGTTGCGAAGGCAGTGATCGTACACGCTATGGACAAGGCACATTCCCGTGGGAACTACGTGCCAATGGTGTCAACGAATTGACAAATTTTACTCCCGAATTAGATTGGGAAACTCTACGTTCCAATATGAAAGAACACGGAGTTCGCAATGCCACACAAATGGCAGTTGCACCAGTTGAATCTAGTTCAGTTGTTATTAATTCAACAAATGGCATTGAAATGCCCATGTCGTTAATTAGTACTAAAGAATCAAAAGCAGGATCCTTCACGCAAGTAGTACCTGAGTATCATAAACTTAAAAACAAATATCAATTAATGTGGGAACAAAAAGACTGCGATGGCTATTTAAAAACAGCCGCAGTTATTGCTGCCTATGTTGACCAAAGTATCAGTACTAATACGTTTTATAACCCTGCTCATTTTGCAGATAGAAAAGTTCCAACAACGTTGATTGCCAAGAACTTGATGCAAAGTCACTACTGGGGATTGAAGACATTCTATTATAGCTTGATCAATAAAGCAGGCAGTAAAGCAGTTGCAGAAGATGCACCCACTATGTTGGAACCAATTAACTTTGATGACGAAGAAGACTGTGAAAGCTGTAAACTATAATGTTGGAAACAATTTGTGAAGTATTAGAAGACGCTTATAAACGTAATTGGATTACCAGCCGTGATGGTAATGTAAGTATTCGTCATCATGACCGTGACCATTTCTATATCACACCCAGTGGTGTGCGTAAACAAACACTACAGCCTGATCAGTTTAAAAAGATTGGCATTGAGAAAGGTTACTGGAATCAACCTCCTCGAATTTACTATGCAAGCAAGGAATTAGAGTACACTGATATTAGTGAAAAGTTAAAACCCAGTGGAGAACTTCCTTTGCACTTTGGCCTACAACGAGAAATGGGTCAACACAGCAACGATGTGCGAGTAGTAGTACATGTTCATCCCACTTACTGTATTGCGGCCATGCATGCCGGCATAGATCTTAGTACTATCAGCGATGCGTTCCCAGAACTAAATAGATATACCAGAGTAGCACCTAATGTAGGCGATGTACCTCCTATCAGTCAAGAGCTTGCGGATCAATGCCACAAGCAATTACAATTAGACGACAAGGGAAATATTGCCTACGACATTGTAGGTATTAAAGGGCACGGGGTAGTTGCTATTGATACCAGCCCATGGCGTGCCTACGAACATATAGAACGATTAGAACACATTTGCAAGATAGTACTTGCATCAGGAAAATATTAGGAGATAACATGAAAAAATTAATTACAATTTTATTAGTAAGCGTCTTGGCTTTTGCCAGTATGAGTGCGGAAGCCAAACGCATGGGCGGTGGAAAAAGTGTAGGACAACAAAGTTCCAACGTGAGCAAAAAACAAGCCGCGCCGCCAGCACAGTCAACACCGCCAATGGCAGCACCTGCACCAAGAGCGCCATGGGGTGCTATGTTGGGGGGCTTGGCAGCAGGTCTTGGACTAGCATGGCTGGCCAGCAGTTTGGGCATGGGAGAGGCATTTGGTAATATCATGATGGCCTTGTTGATTGGTGCTGTGATATTGGCAGTAATAGGTTGGTTCATGCGTAAGCGTATGAACACAAGCAATGAAAATAATCTTGCTTACCAAGGCAACAATGCTCCATCCTCAAATATGTTTAATCCTTACAACCAACCCACACGATTCTCTAGTGGTAGCATGATTGGATCAACACTGGCTACAACCACATGGACAATTCCTGCAGGGTTCGATATAGTAGGATTTGAGTCAGCGGCCAAACAAAACTTTGTGCTGTTGCAAGGTGCCTGGGACCGTGCAGATGTTGCTACTCTTGGTGGTATGATGACAGACGATATGTTGACAGAAATACAACAACAATTAGCTTCACGTGAAGTTGGCCCACATAGAACAGCAGTTATATCATTGGAAGCAAGACTATTAGGCATAGAAGAAACTGATGTCAATTACATAGCCAGTGTGGAATTTACCGGCACAATACAAGACACTGTGGGAGCAGAAGCTGAAGCATTTGAAGAAGTATGGAATATGACCAAATCAAAATCTTCTGGCGGCTGGTTATTGGCTGGAATACAAACAAACTAAAATTATATAATAAATGACAGTAATGCCTCAACTTGGTGATGTAGACGTCTTTGATAGTATAGATTTAGATGATCTTTGGTGTGTGGACAAATTAATCTTATCAAAAAAATTAGGTTATACATGCGGCCTTGCAGGGATACCGCCAACAACTCCCGGTGAGTACATAGTGCGTCCCATTATAAATCTAAAATCCATGAGTGCTGGCGCTTCAATACAGTATCTGGACTCTGATACTATTCCAAATGGTTATTTCTGGTGCGAGATATTTACTGGACGTCATTTAAGTTTTGATTACCACTGGGGCAAACAGACATTAGCAGTGGAGGGATTTAGAGATGATCCTTCACGTTTAGATAGGTTTAGTCACTGGACGAAAATTGACGATATATTTATATTGCCTGAGATACTGCAAACTGTTGCGGATAGATACGAATGGTTTAATGTAGAAGTGATAGGCCATCGAGTTATTGAAGTACATTTTAGATACAATGATGACTTTTCCAATCACAATGCCAATACTATTATACCGGTTTGGCGTGACGAATTTTACTCTAGTCCAGACGGAGATAGACTAGGATTTGTATTAAAAACAGTTGACACTAATGTTTAAAGACAGTATAATTAATACTTTTAACATTTAAGGACTGTTATGTTTAGTGTACTCAAATTCTTTTGGTTGGTGTCCCGCTCGTCTTGGAACATCATGAATCCCAATCTAAATCCTCTGCGCCATGCGCCTGTATATATCAAATACTTTCTCAGCATCTTGCTGGGATGTTTCTGGAGTCTGGCATTTGGCCTGTACATTGGTGAACTGCTGACAATTGGCTACAACATGATTGGACACATTGCCATCATCAGCATGGTGTTTGCTACCGCGGCTGTGTTTCGTTCAGTGGAAAACACCTACAAGCCACGCACAGGCGTCAACTGGTTGCGAGCCCCAGACTATAGTAGTCGTTGTGACGAATTGACTGAACAAGAACGTCTTGCTAAAGTACAAGAATGGAATCGTCGCAATGTGTGGAATGATCCTAAACTGTCTGAAAAAGATAAAGACATCTATTACGGAGCATAAATATGACTATTAATGATATAATTGCCATAGTATTAATGATAGCCGTAGTAGGAATAGTACTATGGGATATGCACAAGAATAGAGTAAGTAAAGAAGATGAACCAAGAGAATAAAGAACCGGAAATAGATCCTGTAGAAGATGTAGTCAAACACGCACCCGTTGTAATTCCCATCGTAGGAGCAGTATTAAGTTTCATGCTGGCATTTATTGCCATCACTATGACTTGATATGGCATTAATTAAATGGATTTGTTTTAGCATCATGTTCGCAGGTGCTATAGTGGTTAGTTTCAATCTGGATCCTATCCTAGGCATCGAATTATTGTTTGTAGGTAATGCCGCTTGGTTGGTCACTGCTGTACGCAGTAGGGACTGGCCCAGTGCCGCGAACTTTGCCATGCTGGCATCAGTATGGTTTCTGGGTATATTACAATATTATAAAGGATAACAAATGAGTAAAGAACAATATAACTTAACAACAAAAACAGACTACCTAAGTCGCAAGATGTTTCTAGACCCAGCAGGTCCGGTTACTATTCAACGATTTGAAGAAGTTAAATATAAAAAGATTGCAGACTATGATGCAACTGCTCGTGGCTTTTTTTGGCAACCAGAAGAAGTAAGTCTTACAAAAGACAGCAACGATTTTAAAGAAGCTAGTGATGCTGTTAAACATATCTTTACCAGTAACTTGCTACGTCAAACAGCATTGGATAGCTTACAAGGACGCGGTCCAACACAGGTGTTCACTCCCGTTTGCAGTCTCCCTGAAGTTGAAGCACTGATGTACAACTGGGGATTCTTTGAAACTAACATTCACAGCAAGAGCTACAGCCATATCATTCGCAATATTTACAATGTGCCCAAAGATGTATTCAACACTATTCACGACACTAAAGAAATTGTTGATATGGCATCAAGTGTAGGCAAGTATTATGACGAGTTGCACAGAATTAACTGCATGAAAGAAATAGACGGATCAGTTAATGAAGAAGCGCATATTAGAGCAATTTGGATGGCACTGAATGCCAGCTATGCACTAGAAGCATTTCGCTTCATGGTATCATTTGCTACAAGTTTGGCTATGGTAGAGAACAAGATCTTTATTGGCAACGGCAACATTATTAGTTTGATTTTACAAGACGAATTGTTGCACAAAGGCTGGACTGCATATTTGATCAATCAAGTAGTCAAAGAAGATCCACGCTTTGTAAAAGTCAAAGCAGAGTGCGAACAAGAAGTCTATGCATTGTACATGGATGTTATTCGTGAAGAAAAAGATTGGGCAACTTACTTGTTCAAGAAAGGTCCGGTTATTGGATTGAACGCTGCCATCTTAAAAGAGTTTGTTGATTACACAGCAGTATCTGCATTAAAGGATATAGGAATTAAATATCAAAGTCCTGCTCCAAAGTCAACACCTATACCTTGGTTTAACAAACACAGTGACACAAGTAAAAAACAAACTGCATTGCAGGAAAATGAAAGCACCAATTATGTTATTGGTATAATGAGTGACAGCATCGATTATGATGCATTGCCAACTTTATAAAGAAAGACATTATGAAAATCAACGAAATAACACTGAACGAACAGGCAATAACTCAGCAAGAGTTGTCACAATTATATGTAAAAGGAAAGCCAATGAGTTTTATTAAAAATACTCCTGTGGCTTTAATTCCTTTTGCAAACCTTGAAAAATTATTTGGTCCTGAAAAAGCTCAAGAAGTTGCCAGCTTGGCTGGATCAGTTGATAAAACCAGTTACAGTCAAGCATATCAACAAAACGGATATGTAGTATTTCAATGGAACAGTAATGAAAATGCCCCTGACATTTATATTGCTAATCCAGAAGTAGTATCCAGTAAATACGAAAAATTCACTGGTCAATTGCCAACTGATCCCAAAGGAAGAAGCAAAGTTCCTTCTTTGGTTGTGTTAGATAAACTAGGTCTGGATGCCAGCCGTGTGCCTTTCTTCGTTAAGAAAGTCCCCACTGAAATGGTCAGTGCAGACAGTATAGGGCTCTCTGGAAAAGTTATTCAAACGTCATGGGGCGAGCAAACAGTGCAACAAGGCGGGTTTATTGTAAAAGAACCAAATGGACACATTTATACTGTGGCACCTGATGCACAGGGATTGCCTATTGGATATATTCGGGCATAATGAAAAAGTTAACAATACAAGAACGCATTGCCCGTGCTAACTATCACAGGAACACAATGTCTAACTTTAACTATATAAGATTACTAAAAGAAGACTATCCAAATATGACTATCACAGAATCTACTAAAATAGTCATTGATAAAATTAAACAAGGTTTATAATATGCAAGTAGAAATTTACACAAAAGATGCATGTCCATACTGCACACAAGCCAAGAACTTGTTTAAAAGCAAAGGCTGGGAGTTCACAGAACACTATATCACAGCAGAAACAAGAGAAACATTGTTAGAAAATCTAACAACAAGATTGGGATCGGCACCACGCACAGTGCCTCAAATCTTTATTGACGATCAGGCCATTGGTGGTTATACTGATCTAGTCTCATGGTTAAAAACTCACTAAATATATAATATGTTAAAAGAAAACAAAATCGGACATACAGTCAGTATGAAACTAGCTAACGGTGATGAAGTCGTTGGCAAAATCACAGGTCAAACCGCAGAAGGTCTTACTATTAGTAAACCAGTTATTTTAGCGGCCAGCAGGGATGGATTACAAATGATCCCTTTTATGATGACTGCTGAACCTAACAGTGACTTTGTGTTTAAATCACATACAATTATGTGCGTTGCAGATACTAACGAACAAGTAGCAGATGCTTATCTTGAAAGTACAACTGGAATTAAACCTGTTAGAAATTCTAGCAGTATTATAATATAATATGCCACAAGTACACAGACTAACTGATCCAAATACTGCTGGTGCACCAATCACCGTGGTAATTCAGAATTCTGTGTTTACAAATTATCTATTAACCAGTGTCAACGGAAGTCCGGTGGCAGGACATGGACCCGGTGTTCACGGCGGCCCAGTGACCGCCAATGGAAGTTCTAATGTATTCATAGAATACATACCTGTAAATAGACAGGGCGATCCGGACACCTGCGGACATCCAAGAGCAACAGGCAGTCCTGATGTATATGTCGATGACATCAACGGTGACGGTGTAGACACGGCTTCACAGATTGAACCAGGAACAATCGTAGTTGAAGGCAGAGTAATGTATGAAAATACAACTCGTGGTATTGCTGCCTTAGTCAAAGAAGAAAAGAAAGTTAGTCCCAATCTTCCTACATATCACGAAGACCCACCGACAGTTGATCAAACTGCGCCACCACCACAACCTACACCGCCGGAAGGATGTAAAAAAAGCAAATATTTTACATTAGCAGATAGTAAGATGCCAATAGAAGCGCAAATGGGTTTAACTAAACAACAAATAGAATGTAATTGGATTGCACTATGCACTAACATACTAGATCCTTTACGTGACGCAGGAGTTAATTTTAACATTAACAGCGCATTTAGAACATTGGCTTATAACAGAAGCATAGGTAGCTCTGACAAAAGTGATCATACCATTGGCTGTGCTGCCGATTTAACTGTTGGTAGTAGTAGAGCCAATGTTAAATTATTGAACAACGTATTGAATAAACTTCCTTATTCGCAGTTAATATATGAAGGCAACTGGGTTCATGTGGCATATAGCGGACATGGTCCAAAAGGTGATGCTAAAGTAATGTATACTTACACTGGAGCAAGACCGATAGCGGCAGGCGCCACTGGTAATAGATTACCTAGAGATTTGAGACTAGCATAACATGGCAACAAGTCCCTTAAAAATAACTTTTCCTACTAACCTTCCTAAGAACGAAAAAGATCTTATCTGTATGCTACTTGCTGGCAGATTAAAAGATCTACTTAATGGACGCTTGGTATGTGCTCAACTTGCCATAGATGATTTAATCAAAGATGCAACCGGAGTCAGTGCATTGGGCTCACTGCGTGATTCTCTTGTCGGAATGAAATCTGCAATTGACAGAATGAAATCTGCAACGGGCTACGACAAGATATTACAAGGTGTGAATCAAGCACTGGGTCAAGTCAATAATGTATTCAGCTTAGGAGGACTGTGCCCCAGCCCAATTCGTGCTCCGATGATACCAGACTTGTTGGGGCAGTTAAATACAAATCTATTTGGCCAAGGACTTAATATTTTAAATGCATTGGGCAAGGTCAGTAACCCTAGCATGTGTTTGGGAGGCGGCCCCGGCGGCTTTGGTATCAATTGGAACAGTATGCCAGGCGACTTAAGAAATCTTAAAAATGCAATCAAGCAAGCAGGTAATACACCATCTGCTACTATTAATGCTTTTAATCAAAATTTAAAATCACAGACATCTAGATTAAAATCAGAAGTAAAAAGACTAGAACAAAATTTAGCAGATCCATTGGGACTAAACAATAAACTTAATACAGCAAGAAATTTGCAACGTGCTAAGAGTGTCAGCGATGGGTATCCAGTAAAAGACAGTCGCGGCATTCTTCACGACAACGTTTTGAAAACAATGGTGTCTGCTGACATAGAATCAACAATAGACAATGGAGATCGAACTCCAATTAAGTATGTGACTAAACCAATTCTTGATTATTGCGGAGTTGTAATAGGCTATGAAAAAGTAGCAGTCACTGGTGATCCAGCGTATATAGGGTGGGACCCAAATGGAGATCCTAGTCTCAACACAGATCATCCAACCGTTAATCCCGTTGCAGGTTATGCCAGCTTTAAATATACGTTTAAGCAAGAAGGCAACACAGTCCGGGTCTATGATAGCACAGGAACAGTGGTCACCGATTTGTCTTTGTCTAGGGGCGTTGCTTACAGACTTAGTTTTGAATTAACTAACAAAGAAATTCAATTTTATTCTGACCCTGCTTATACAACAGTATGGACAGAAGGTTTAACTTACAGTAGAAATCCAGAATATGGTACAGACATGGAAATTATAACTCCTGATAGTACAACGACGTTTGTCAGAGGAGAACTAGATTGGGCAGTATTAATAGAAAATCCAACAACACCAAATACCGTTTATTGGAAAACTAATAACAATAGTTCTGCCGGCAGTTTTGTTATCACAGGTGAAACTTCAATCCCATTGGCAGACAGAACATATGACGTATCAATGGCAGTTAAAAAAGCCAGCCTACATTTAGTAAACGTTCCGGCAAGCTCTGCTATTCCTGTAAACTACGAAAACTTTTTAGGATCATCTACCTCGTTTACTACGACAAGAACATATAACACAGTAACAACAATATATGATGTAAATGGTAATTCAACAGGAAGTAGATCATCTTCGATGTCATTTACAGTTAAAGAAGATATAGAAACCAGCGATGAATTAGGAAATACCGATTCAAATAATAAAGTAATTAAATCTATAACAAGATTCAACCCTTCGAGATTCGAAACATCGTCTTATTTAATAACCAAACGTTATGTAAGCATAGAAAATGGACTAGAGTATACACAAATTTATTTTTATATGTCTCCAAGTCAAAACGAAATTGATGCCACATATTGTATTTTATTAAAATTTGATAATCCCATTACCATTTTAAATTCTTCTAAATTGCCGTACACTGATAATTATTCATATAAACTGACTAGATTAAAAAAATCTGGCACCGAGTTTATTCCAGCAACCACACCAATTTCAAATTCAGATGAAACCTCATTTGAATTAGTGCAATCTAATGGGAGAGAATTTATTAGATGGAATCTTACTTCGTTTAATGAATCTGACAAAGCAACTGTTCCTAAAAATGAATTTATATTTCAAACTGATATAGAAATAGATTCTTCTGATCTTTCACGAACTTTTATTATTTCTAATCCCAGAGAATATAGAACATATTTTTATTTTAAATTCGGCGACGGAGCCGCCATTGAATCTACTATCACATTAATATAATATGGCACAAACACCAATTACATCAGCATTTATTCCACCGGGCCCTGATAAAGCAAATATAAAAAGTATTGAAAAGAACTTCAATGAGTTATACGATTCATTAAAATGGAAAGAACTTCTCAATACTGCATTTAATGTCAAGATTGCCGGCGCTACTTTCACATTACCCAACACTTGGAAAGAAATAAAAGATGATTATGCAGAAGTTTATTTTTGTGTCAAAGGACTAAGCGACCGCCAACATACTATCATTGTTCCAACTGATATGATTAACAAACTAAATGCCAGTGCTATTTTTAATTTGGCCAGCGGCAGTGATGCTTCGATGTTTGTTACACTGGGTGGATTAACTAGTAAAATCGGAACAATCAAATCATCTGTAAATGGATCAACAAGATTGATTATTTTGGCAAGATAATCATTGACATAAAGTCAAACTTAGTATATAATTAAGCAATAGGAGTAATTCCAATGCTTGAACAAATTGCCAAATTTCTTACCAAAATTGGTAGACAACGTATTATTTTAGACCGAGAAAGTAATGAACCGTATTTGGAACGTTACTACATCTTCCTTAAAGATAGAACATGGTTTCCATTCAACATCTTTCTACATAAATTTTTAAAATCTGATCCGGATGATGTTCATGATCATCCGTGGCCCTATGCCTCCCTGATACTTAAAGGCGGATATTGGGAATGGATCCCTAATTTTGATACTGTAGGAAGAAAAATCGGAGAAGTTCAAACATGGCGCGGGCCGGGCAGTTTTAGAGTCTGTAAAGCAACAAGCTATCATCGTATTGAACTTGATCCTGACATAACAGCCTGGACCTTGTTTATACCCGGCCCCCAAAAACGTGAATGGGGATTTTTAGTTAACAATAAATGGATACACAATGACGAATACATTAAACAACGTACTGCTACAGCCTCCAAGCAGTGAATGGACAGAAAAACAAGTAGCTACATTTCGTAGTTGGTTAGTGGGAATGTTACAGACAGGTCCAGTAACTGTTACTTTTAATAAAAAAGATGGTGCAGAACGTGTAATGACTTGCAGTCTGCAACCAGAATTATTGCCACCTGTGCCTGTACGCGAATCTAATACCAACAATCCCATTGACTTTACAAAAGTTAAAAAAGAAAATCTAAATATTATTTCAGTATATGATTTAGAAGCAACGGCTTGGCGGAGTTTTACAGTTAAGAACGTTACTAATGTGACATTAAAATTATGAAAAGATATTATTTTGCCTACGGCATGAACACTAACATTGGCGAAATGACAAGTCGTTGTCCCCAGGCCATCAATCTCGGTCGTTGTACATTAGCTGGCTTTGAATTAAAGTTTCGACTTCACGCTGACATTGACGAAGTTGTGGGCAGTGAAATGGAAGGTGTGCTTTGGGATATCACTGAAGAATGTGAACAAGCACTGGATCGTTTGGAAGGATATCCTTTTTACTATGATAAAATTGAAGTCGTAGTTATACCAGACATGCCAGTTAATACCAATACACTTATTTGTGCCATGGCTTATATTATGAGCACTAAAGGTGCAGAAGAAGCTCCTAGTACTGGCTACGAAGATTGTTTGATTGAGGGCTATACAGCAAATGGATTAGATGTCAAAAGGTTGACAAAAAAGGTCGATTCCCTTATAATTAATCAAATAGGCTATGTATAAACAAGACAGCGTCCGTCAAGTGTTAATGGATTATAAGATAACTATTACTGGCAATAAAGTAAAGCGTCAGTACAATGCAAATCCATTTACACATATTACAAGTTGGGATGATCCTGTTTTTTATAAACAAGAAGAAGAAGAACATGTTCCTATGATTATTACAGAGATGCCAGAACGAGAATTTACAACAATGGCAGATACATTGTGTGAATTTAAAGATTTGATGAGAGATCCAGAAACAGCTAAACTGTTAATGGAAGCAAGATTTATAAATAGATTAAAAGGAAACAGATAATATGGCACAACATTCACGCTACTGGAGTTGCACTCCTTTTGCAGATTGGATTCGCGGCACTAAAAAACTCAGCGCAGGCACAGCAGAAGAATGGGATGACTGGACAACAGCCGCACAGATGAAGCACAATTTTCGCTATTGGTTAGCGGAAGAAGCACTTGGGCACATCCAAGATTTTGTAACATGGCCTATAAGGAAAATTTATGATATTAAGTACTACATTAACAACCGTTTTGTTACCCGCACTCATAGCCTTACCGCTCATCCCCGGGATATTAAGCCTGGCCAGTGGCAAGACGTGGGGAACCGCTTTTTGCCTTGCTTATTCAATGAGCTTGTTGATTTTGTTGAAGTAGAATCAGCATGGAGTCATATTGCGTGGGGAGACAAAGAAGCCCGTGCCAAGTACGATCCTCCGTTTTGGGCCAGTGGTTGGTGGCGTTGGCGTACATGGCGTTGCCCACAAGCAGGCGTAGATCATCTTGACTGGGCTATGACTTTGACCAACAGCGATTGGTGTAAGCCGGAAGATCCTGAATACGGCAAGCCAACTGGTCAAGCAATACGTGCCAAAGAGATTAAAGAGCTTTACATATGGTGGACCACCGTGTATCCTAATCGTCCTGATCCACATGATGCCAGTGGGTGGAGTGACTATTGCGAAGCAAGTCGTATTGCCAACGGCGGCAAGTTAAGTTGGTCGGGTACTGACAAGAGTCCTGAGCTCAAAGCTATGAGCGATAAATCACACAAGCTTCTACAGGAAATAGAGTCAGCCTACGAAGCAGAAGACGAAGCCATGATGATCCGTTTGATTAAAGCAAGAGATAGTCTATGGACATAAATCCAAATTATTGTAAGTGCGGTAATAAAAGGAAATATTCCGATCAATATGATGCATACTACTGTGATTCTTGTAATAAATGGCTAGAAGCAAAATGTAACCATTCAGAATGCGAATATTGTCCAAATCGACCTGAAAAACCTGTCAACGAAACTATAACCTAAAACGTTAAATATATAACAAGGAGATAATTATGAAAAAATTATTCATCACTCTGGCATTGGCCTGTGCTACATTGCCCGCATTGGCACAACATCATGGCCACGGCTTTCGTCACCATGGACATCACAATCACCACTACAGACATCCTGGATATGGCAACTGGGTAGCACCGTTAATTATTGGCGGCGCCATTGGTTATACATTGACTAGACCAGAACCTGTGATCATACAGCAACCAATATATATCGAACAGCAACCAATGCCATTAAATCAAAATTGTGGACCGTGGAAAGAAGTCTGGACTTCTGATGGTAAAATATATAGAGAAAGAACTTGCACTAACTAATACTGATGTATAACTAAACTATCCTCTAAGAACATTTTATGAAAACAATTATTTTACTAACAGCAATTTTACTATCGGGGTGTAGTTCACTGAACGCAGTACTGTATAACAGTGCCAATGCTTGTTTAGAAGCACAGAAATCAATTAGTAAAGATTCTGCGATGACAGAAATTGCAAGATTAAATGCAATACAAGAAATAGCAAAAACTGCCAACGACGAAACTAAAAGAACACTGTCGTCTCTAATAAATAATAAACGACAAACTGATATTATATGTAAATAATAGTTAAGACTGTATGAAGTAGATTGAAACGTGTCCTGGACGGGGGTGCGAGTCCCCCCAGGTCCACCATAAGGAGACTGTATGGATCCTGAAGTAAAATACCAATATGTATGTGGAATATTGAGTGTGATTATTTTGGTATTTTTTATATTCTTTTTATGATGGGCCTGACATAGATTCGACAGGGCAAAGAGTAATGAAATGGACAGTCCGGCAATGTAGAAGCCGTTAGGATTGGGGCGACCCGGTCGAAGAAGCAAAACAAAGTAAACGCAAACGACTCACAGTTCGCATTAGCTGCCTAAACTCAGCTTAGGGTAAGACATACCTCGTAACAGAAAATCAGAAACCCGCTTCGGCGGGTTTTCTTTTCTAATTAATTATAAAAATTTTAAAGAGTTCTTCACTGAGGCAGATGTATTGTCAGTTCGGGGAATCGTTGATTATCTCACTACTGCAATAGTATTTGCCACCGGTGGTCAGCAAATCGCTGATTAACTGATCCAAAGGTACACTAATGAAATCTTTTCTGTAAGTATGTCTTGGACCTTGTATTACATAGTCTATGTTTTCTGCACCAGACATTTTTGGAAAATATATTAAATCTTTACCCCAATACTTTCCATAATACATGCCCTTGATAAAAGAGTCCCACCAACTGATATTACGTACTCCCTGTTTTGTGTATAGTCCATGAGCATTAATAAATGCTGTCATTATATCATCTTTAACTGTACTTACAACAACTTCGCTGGTTTTGTCAAATAATATATATTCAGCGGTTCTACCCAAAGTGTCTCCTGCACGTTTTCGTGACATTTCAAAAGTATGATAACCTTCATAAAAATGTGCAATACCTTTAACAAAGGTTATAAAAGGGCCGTCTCCGCCTTGCAAAAAGTTTACATCAGGTAATTGGCTGAGAAACTTACTATGAATTATTTGAAATGGCGGAATATTTAAATTTTTACTGATGTCAAGTATTTCTTCTTTACAGGCCATGGGATCAATGTCAATGATATGTGATTTAAACTGCCAAGCACGTTCCAATTTTTTTAAATTATTAAACTCAATATCATTGTAACCTGGCATATAAAGAAATGCAGTTTCAATTTTAATACCTTGATCCATAAAACTTCTCAACGCGGCTTGACTATCAACACCAGAGCTAATACCTAATATAAGTTTGTCACCAAGGGCAATTATGTCTCTGGCTCGACGATTATACTCTTCTCGAAGATTGCCCACTTCCCACTGACATTGGTCGTATTCGATGTAAAATCCTTCACTGTCTGTGTTGAATTGCATATTGTATATTGCCTTAATAAATACATATTTATTACTATGACAAACAAAAAATTAGGGTATTATACATGTGCTGGTCTAGAATTCGAATCTAAAATTCAAGCATGTCTACATGCAGTCGCCACAGGCATGGAAGTTCAATGGCATTTCAACGATGAGATTTTTTCAAAACACAATTGGAGTATAGAGCCAGAATTAAGTCTTGACGCACTATATAATTTAAGAAGCAGACAGATTAGAGAAAAGTACGACTACGTTGTATTAAGTTATAGCGGTGGCGCAGACAGTCATAATATCTTAATGAGCTTTATCCGTCAAGGTCTACACATAGACGAAATTGTTGTAAACAACATGGAAAAAGCCAACCGGCAATTCACGGATCTCAATATAAACAATACAGATCCGACTAATACTCCTGCCGAGTTTAGATTACAAACTGTGCCTAGATTAAAGGAAATCGCAGTACTAATTCCTAGAACAAAAATTACAGTCTGTGATCTCAGTGATCACTTGTTTGACTACATGAACTCGGCCAAGGATGCCAGTTGGGTACTGGGCCGCAAGGAAGGCCTTAACGCTGCCAATGCCACTAGATATAATTATTTGGCCATGACTGAAATTAGAAAACAGTTTGATAAAAACAAGTCCATGGTCATTATTGTGGGTGTAGACAAACCACGTTGTTTTATACGCAATGGTGATTTTTATATTAGATTTGCAGATCGTGCTGCCAACGTCGTGCCAATTCCCAATCACTTGAACGAGTACACAAACAGTACAGTAGAACTATACTATTGGAGTCCGGACAGTATAGATATTTTAACCAAGCAAGCACATGTTGTTCGGCGCTGGCTAAAATTTAAACCTGAAATGCAAAAATTGTTTGACAGTGATGTAATGGCGGATCCCAAGATATTTAGAATTTACCACGAGCAACTTCTTAAAAATATTGTATATACGACATGGAATGAAAATTGGTTTCAAACAGATAAGGCAGTCAAAGACTGGACCAGTGAATTTGATCAATGGTTTGAAGATGGATACAGTGATACAAGAGCATATGGTATTTGGCTTGAGGGGGTTAATTTTGTCAAGGACAAACTACACACATTTGCCAATCATCGCAATGGTGATCTTGACGGATTAAAATTATTTGGCAAAAATTATCGAGTGGGCCCACTTTTATAATCTAATACTTTAATTTGTGACTCATAAGACTATATAATAGTTTGTATACGCATAGGAAGAAATATTATGAGCACAAATAGATATGAAATTCGTCTTGAACTACTTGAGATGTCAAAAGAAACTTTAATAAATATATGACGAACAGTAAGTTTACTATAATAGAAGATTGCAGTCCTTATTATATAAGATTTACGCACAGTAATATAGACGACATCATAAAATTAGCCAATGATGCAATAGCAGAATATACGTTTTCTGAAAAATGGACAGTTCAAAATCTTGACTATACTGTAGTAAAAAAAATAAAAAATCTCTGTCCGTTATTCGACGTCTTTGATTTATCGCAACAGCGTGTTAGTATGTTTGTTTCCCAACCCGGACTTTATTATAGAGCACATAAAGATGGTCCCAATCATAGATTTAGTATAAACTATACAGTTAAGATTTTAGACAATAAATGTGTTACTAGCTGGTACAGCGATGAAGACTTACAAAAATATCCAATAGATCATCTAGCTGGTAGATCAAGGGAATGTATAGATTTTGATAAATCTGCTCACACGCCGTTGAAAAGTATGATTGCAGTTCCAGGGGAATGTATATTATTCAACACTGATATATTTCATGCTTGGGATAATCAAACCAGTAAAAATGAAAGAATGGTGTTGACATTAAGATTGAAAGATTATAGTCAGCCTAATTCTTTTTTTGAAGATGCAAGAGATGTATTATTAAAATTAGCAGACAAATAAGAAGATATCCATTGATTTGTGAGTCATAAGACTATATAATAGTGTACAGACAATAGTTTGTACATTACACACATAGAGAGAAAATTATGAGCACAAATGGCTATGAAATTCGTCTTGAACTACTCAAGATGGCAAAAGAAATGCTAGAGCAAGACTGGCATGCAAATCGCGAGACGCTTCAGCGTCAATGGGAACAAGAAGTTAATCTGGTCCAGATCCGAGCCCATGCGGTAGATCAACCAGTTGAATCAGTTCCTACACAACCAACCTTCCGACCTTTTCCTACAGAAGAAGAGATCATTAAGAAGGCCAAGGTCCTAAATGAGTTTGTTGCCCAACGAGCATAAACGGTTAAATTGACCACTAAAACGGAGAAATGCACTATTGCTTTCTCCGTTTTTTTGTTATATAATAGTAACACGCTGTTAAGGTTAACAGCGACGATTTAACATTTAAAGGAAATTTAAAAATGAAACATTTCAATTCTGAAACAAAAACTTTCAAGTTGTTCAATGCATTGTACAACGGCGAAAGCGTTACTGCTAGTCAAGCAGAAAAGCGTTTTGGTATCAAAAATATCAGCGCAGAAGTAAGCCGCATCCGTCAAAACGGTTATGCAGTTTATGCTAACACTCGTCTTGCCGGTAACAATGTTACGGTAACTGAGTATGTAATCGGTAAGCCCAGCCGTAAGGTTGTTGCCGCTGGTTATAAAGCCCTGTCAATGGGTCTAGTCTAATTTAGACTAGGGTTAGTAAATAAAAGGATACAGAGATGTATCCTTTTTTCACGAGTGCAGTATGGATTTAAAAAATATAATTAGAACAGTGGATAATTTTCCTAAACCAGGAATACAATTTTTGGATGTTACCAGCATACTAGAAAATCCAGAAGCATTTAGACGCACAGTAAATTGGCTGATAAAATTGACAGCGGCACATCAAATAGAAAGTATAGTTGCCATAGACGCTCGTGGATTTATCTGGGGCGGAGCAGTAGCCAGCGAATTACGAATTCCATTATACCTTGCAAGAAAACCAGGTAAACTTCCTGGCAATATAATTACTCAAACATATGATACGGAATATAGCACGGCCAGTTTAAGTATGTTAAAGGATGTGTATATTCAAGGGCCAGTACTGGTTATTGATGATATTCTTGCCACAGGTGGCACATTGAATGCTGTGGGTAAACTCTTAGAACTTGGCTGGAAAATTAAACCCATTGATCAAATTCATGCTGTAATTGCTAATTTGGATTTCTTACCAGGTAAAAAGTTCTTAACTGATAACGGTTATACGGTTGAACATTTACTTAACTTTGATTAACCCTGATTAGTTGTCTATCATTATGTGACCTGCACCAAAGCATAGGACAAGAAAATGGTCCATCTGGAGCTGTCCATCCTTCTTCGAATACATTACCAGACGATCGACCCCCACATTCACTGGCAACAACAAACCCTTTATGGTCAATACTTAATATGTCTATACCAGCATAACATAATTTGCCAGTATAGCTAGGACTATCATCCTTTGGCGGTTCATTTAATGGAATATACGGAGGTGCCACGTACGGCGGATCTTCATAGTCTTCGGGCAATCCTCTAATTAAATTTTTATCTTTTTTACTGTATTTAGGCCACATTTTACCGTCAGCAGTTTTTAATGTTTGGGGTTCAGCATCCACATCTTGACTAATTAATTCCGCTACTTTATCTTTTCCTTCTAGGATTTTACCAGGAAGTAAAGGTATTATTACTTTTATTATTTTCTTATTTTCTTTGCAGTGATCTATAATAAAATCTAACACACTAACGTTTTGCCAACTGTGATGTGTAAGCCTAAATCGATCTACATAATTGATAATTTCCATGACATTAAACCAACTATCTCCACCTGACGTATCTAGCCTAACCTGTGATGGTTTGCTTTTTATTTTTTGTAACAGTAGATTTAAGTTTGGAAAATTTAAAGGTTCACCACCACCCAACATCCATTTAATTCTATCACCGTGTGGGTATCTTGTTTGTTGTAATTGTTCGACAACATTCAAGTATTGATCTAAAGTTTTATCTAAACTACCTTTGCTCCATTTTCCGTGACAGTATTCACATCCATACTCACAATAACTATTGAGTTTCCAGTTTATTTCTAGTGTTTTCATACACTTATTTAACCGTTACCGTTGACACATGTGGTTTAAACAGTGTATAATACATATTGATAACATTAAAGCAGTAGTAAGAACTTTTCTTTTATCCACTAAATATAAGCTACATGACATTTTTATTATTTTTTACAGCATTTATACTTAGCGGAATTGCGGCTTACTACAGCGTTATCGGTATTATTGCGATCTTTTCAGCGGCAGTAATTCCTGTGGCCATTATGGCCAGTAGCCTTGAAGTGGCTAAACTAGTTGTGGCTAGTTGGCTATATCGTTATTGGAAACATATTCCAATTTTGATGAAAACTTATTTTACTTTATCATTAATAGTCCTTATGCTGATTACCAGCATGGGCATTTTTGGTTTCTTAAGTAAAGCACACAGCGATCAAAGTTTGGTCAGTGGCGACGTAACTGCAAAAATTGCAATCTACGATGAAAAAATTAAAACAGCGAAAGAGAACATAGATGCAAACCGCAAGGCTCTTAAACAAATGGATGAGGCAGTGGACCAAGTCATGGGTCGCAGTACAGACGAAAAAGGTGCCGATAAGGCAGTGGCTCTACGTAGGGTACAACAAAAGGAACGTGGACGTCTCATTGCTGAAATCGAAACCTACCAGAAAACAGTTGGCGTACTTGCTGAACAGCGAGCGCCTATTGCCGCCGAAGTTAGAAAAGTCGAAGCTGAAGTAGGCCCTATCAAATATATTGCGGCATTCATCTACGGAGATGATCCTGATGAAAATACGTTAGAGCGTAGTGTTCGTTGGTTGATTGTTTTATTGATCTGTGTGTTTGATCCATTGGCAGTATTAATGCTTATAGCCGCAAACTTAACACAGATTAAATCCAAAGAGTGGCGCAAACAAAAAATAGAACCTGCCTACGAAAAAGACGATGGACCTCTAACCGATGAACAAATCAATCAGGTTAAAGAATCTGCCAGCAATGATTTACCCGCAGGCGAATTGATCTCTAAAGATGAATTATTCCCAGAAAAATCGATGCAGGATACACATCCTTACTTATACAAGCCGTTTGTTCATTTTAGAGATACCACACCCATAGTAGCTAAAAAAATAATAGAAGAGCCAATACCAACAATAGAGGAAATTTCTCATGATGATATGGAACCAAATAAAGATACAACTAACGAAGTTGAGCTGCCAGTGGTTATTGAAACACCAGACAGAACACCAGAAGCTGATAAACAAGATGCTAGTTCCGGCTTTACTCCCAATCCAGCAGTGGAAACAATGGGAATAGAAGCCTCAGTTAAAAAACCTCGGGCCTCCAAAAAAAAAGTTGACGTAGAACAGGTCAATGAAGATAAATCTAATAGTGTCAGTGTAAAGAATCAAGTTAACTCAATGATTGAAAATAATGACACCAATGGATTAGAATCTATATATAAACAAATAGTAAAAGAGCTAGCAACAAAAAACCGCAGTAAAAGTACACACTGGGGACCTTTGAAAACTAAAAAATGACAGACGAAACACAACATTATTACATTACTCCGCCTACTTTATTTTTACCTCCTGCGGGACTTAGAGTATCATTAATTGGTGTCGACGAAGAGTGGATTGACAATATGAGTGACGAACTAGAAGATACTTTGCCCAGTATTCCTATGACGTTTTATCATTTAGATACCAAAACATCGGATCAATGGCAATGGCAGTTTCATATGATGGATCACAGCAATCTTATTGTGGTTAATGTCGCACGTAGCGTTACCATTGATTTGTTATTATCTTTTTTACACATGGGTGACAATAAAATTTGGTTCTTTGTCAACCCCGAAGAAGTAGACAAAAATATTATAATACTGTTAAATACTATTAATGCAAATGTATTTTCTAGTTCAGATGAGTTTCATAGTATGTTAACAGCGTTTATTGGTAATGCCTAATCAACCATTAATGAAATGCAGTTTCTGTGAAAAATCGCAGAACGAAGTAAAAAAACTTGTTGCTGGCGCCACTGGTTACATCTGCGATGAATGCATTGTATTGTGCAACGAAGTCATCAAAGATGATTTAATCAAGTCGTCTGCCAAAGATAATAAACTTCCTACTCCGCGAGAAATATTCGAACATCTTGATCAGTATGTTATTGGACAAGAACTTCCCAAGTTAACACTGAGCGTGGCAGTATATAATCACTACAAGCGATTGTTTAACAAAAGCGATGTGGAGATTGAAAAAAGTAATGTACTGCTAATCGGTCCAACTGGTAGTGGTAAAACATTATTAGCAAAGAGTATTGCTAGATTTCTCGATGTGCCTTTTGCTATTACAGATGCTACAAGTTTAACTGAAGCAGGTTATGTCGGCGAAGATGTAGAAAACGTTATTCATAAATTATATCAGGCCGCAGATCAAAACATCGAACGTTGTGAACGGGGTATTATCTACATTGACGAAATAGATAAAAAAGGACGTAAGAGTGAAGGTACCAGTATTACTCGTGATGTCAGTGGCGAAGGCGTTCAACAAGCATTGTTAAAGATCATTGAAGGCACAGAATGTCGTGTGCCCAGCGGCGGCGGCAGAAAACACCCAGGTGGCGATACATTAACTATCAACACTAAAAATATTTTGTTTATTCTGGGTGGTGCATTTGTAGGCTTAGACGAAATTATCAACAAACGTGTCAATACAAAATCTACCATGGGCTTTGCAGGAAATCCTGTGAAAGAAAAAACATCGTTAGTAGGTACTACATCCAGTGATGTTATCAAATGGGGCATGATTCCAGAACTAGTGGGACGTATGCCTCAGATTGCTGTATTAGAAGAACTTACAGAAGAACAACTAGTGAGAGCAATGACCGAACCAAAGAACAACTTGGTCAGTCAATATCAAAGTTTATTCAAAATGGACAATGTCGAATTGTCCATCGATGATCGAGCGGCCATGGCTATTGCCGCTAAATGCACTGAAATGAAATTAGGAGCACGTGGTCTACGTGCAGAACTAGAAAGTATACTGCTTAAAACGCAGTTTGTATTACCTGACTTGGCAGCAGAGAATGTCACGAAAGTTACAATAACAGAGGAAACAGTAACACATGGTAAAGAACCACTATTAATATATGGCAAACGAAAGACAAAACGAGAACAGAATTCTCAGTAATCGCGAAATAAGAAGTCGCGATGTTCGTCTAATCAACGAAGATGGAAGTAACGGAGGTGTTGTGCCGTTCTTCACAGCATTGAACCTAGCACAGAATCAAGAACTTGATTTGATTCAAATCAATGGTGCGACTAATCCTCCAGTTTGCAAAATAGGTGACTTAGGTAAGTACAAATACGAAGCGCAAAAGAAACAACACGATCAAGATAAAAAGAATCGTGAAAATCGTGTAGATATTAAAGAGGTGCAATTACGCCCGGCCATTGATATACATGATTTGGATATTAAAGTAAATAAGATCAAGGAATGGATTGCCGACGGAGATAAAGTCAAAGTTGTAATTCGTTTCCGTGGTAGAGAAATGGCTAACCAAGCAGTTGGTTTTAAATTAATCGAACACATAATAGCAACAGTACCGAGTGCTAAAGTTGAAGGCCGTAGCGAAATGCAGGGCAATAGACTTACTGCTATAATTAGTCAAGCAAAGTGAGATAAACATGGCAAGAAAAGATGGCCCATTAATGGGCAGTAAAGTTATTGTACAACACGATAACTGGGAAAAAGCATTACGCACCTTTAAGAAAAAGATTCTCGAAAGCGGTAAACTAATTGAACTTAAAGAAAAAGAGTTCTACGAAAAGCCCAGTATGACAAAACGTAAAACTAAAAATCAACAAACTCGTCGGGCACAAAAGAAACGCGAAGCAGATTCATTACCTAAAAAACTTTATTAAAATGAACGAAGATACTATTACTATTGATCTAAGCACTATTGATTTAAGTGGTACTGAACCAATAGAATTTTCGTGGAACGAAAACAATATGAATGTTGCCATGCAAGCCAGTTCAATGTCAGGACCAAATACAGTTACATTAGGTAGCGGAGTTAATATTACAACCGCTAGTCTTGCTGCCAGCGGCAGTTATACCATTTCCTCACCATATGATGATATGGAACAGCGTTTAGCGAGATTGGAAAAGATCATAGCCGAGGAAGATGAAGTTCGTAGAACTCATCCCGCTGTACAAATGGCCTATGATGAATATCGATTGTTATACATTTTGGCAAAGAAGAATGCTGGTGATTGCTTGACAGAAGACTAATGTTCTTGTATAATAAAAGATAAATAATATTGTACAGCGCCAAGAGGGTTGTACAGTTAGGGCAATAGCCCAAAACGTTCTTGCTTATTAAAGGAGAAAATTATGAACGCATTAACACGATTTGACACAACAGCTTTGAATCAATTGAACAGAGCACTTATAGGATTTGACCGCTTGTTTACAGAACGAGCTTACACTACAAATCCAACTTACCCTCCATACAACGTAATTAAGAAAACTGAAAACGACTACGAAATTGAAGTAGCAGTTGCAGGTTTTACTCTTGATGAAATTGATGTAGAAGTCAATCAAAACCAACTTGTTATCCGTGGCCACAGCAAACATGAAGCTGACACCGATGTTGAATACTTACATAGAGGTCTTGCTTACAGAGACTTTGAAAAAGTATTAACATTAGCAGAGCACATGCAAGTGGGCGAAGCTAGTATCAAGGATGGTGTTCTTAGAGTGGAAATAACTAGGATTATACCAGAGGCATTAAAACCTCGTAAAATCAACGTTATTAGCATCGACAAGAACTAAAGCGTAAGATGGGGGACATTTTGTCCCCCTGATAAATATCTATATAAGGAAAAACATGACTTTAATGGCAACAGAAACTTCTCAATCAACAAAAATTGTTATCACAAAACCAAATATGTATAAAGTGATTTTTAACAATGATAATGCAACTCCATCCGACTTTGTCAAAGAAGTTTTAAAAGCAATTTTCCATCATGACGATGCAAGGGCAGAAAGCATTACTACAGAAATTCACGAACAAGGCAAAGGCATTGCCGGCGTTTATACTTTTGAAGTAGCTGAACAAAAGCATCAAGAAGCCACGTATGTAGCCCGTACAAACGGGCACCCGCTGAACATTAATTTAGAGTCAGAATAATGGATCCCAAAACAAAAGAAGCATTGGACATTCTCCAAGAAGAATGTGCCGAGGTCATCCAAGCCGTGAGTAAAATTAGCCGCTTTGGATTAGATAACTTAAAACCCGGTAAACCTAAAACTAATAAAGAACACTTAGAAGAAGAACTGGGTGACTTATTGGCCATGGTAGATATCTTGCTAGAAAAAGGCATTGTTTCTAAAGTATCTTTAGATTCTGCTAATAAAGCTAAAATAGAAAAACTTAAAAAGTGGAGTAATATCTTTACAGATTAGGATATATTAGTATAAACGTTATTAGTGTTTATACTGAGTAAATGTTGCATTGCCGCATAAATAGTATTAGTAGAAACCATGAGTTTCTCATACAAAAGGAAATGCAATGACAGCAACAATAGCAAAACTAGTTGAGCGTCTGGCTGAAATGTTCCCAAAAGAGAACTATCAAAGTAAATTAGATGCTTATCTAAACAGTAAAAACATAAGAGACGTTAGTGAAGTAGAACACTGGACAAAAGAATTTGACCGTAAAGGAAATTATCTATGAAAAATATTTTAAACTCAATCTGGTCAGTACTAGAAGCATTTGGACAAGCCCGTGCTGCCGCAAGCCTAGCACGAATGGGCGACATTGAAGGCGCTAAGGCAGTATACAAGTGATTACTACATTACTAATGTTGATGCGCTGGCATCGAGATGGTTGGGAAGTACATCCCATCAATCTAGACGATGAATTTACTGGTTGGATTTGAAATATAGCAAAGTTTAATTAGTTGATAACATTGGATATATAGTGCTATTCTACCCAAGGAGACTGCATGCCTAAGAAGGACATTACCAGAACCAAATTATTTAAAATGGTTCAAAGTTTTGACGAACATGATGCTAAATTTAGACCTACAATTTCCGATTGCAGGGAAGCATTTAGAAACATTAATCGCAATGTCTTTAACGGCGAACTCAAAATGCCCAGTTTTAGATTAGTTTATACAAAAGCATTTTGGGGTGAATGCCAAGGTGTTTTGGAAGATCAAACTCAAGTTAAAATGAAAATTAATAAGAGTTTTCTAAGTAAACGATTATTCATTAATACCATGGCGCACGAAATGGTACATCAGTGGGAATGGCTAGTTAATGAGAATATGACACATGGCCCGCAATTCTTTTTGTGGCGTGATCAATTAGCCAACTATAATATCACATTAAGTCGATGTTATAGAATGAAACATTATAGATTAGATTAATAATATTATCTAGATAATTAATGATTATCTATATTATCAAATTTAATTGACATAAATTAATTTCTCTGTTATAATAATACATCAAGCAACGGTGGCAGAGCGGCCCAATGCAACGGATTGCAAATCCGTAAAACCGGGGGTTCAAATCCCTCCCGTTGTTCCAATTTTAAATTGGCACAAATTGGTTTCTGTGTTATAATTAATACATGATGAAACGCAAAACACGTACAGACAGAAACCATGCAGTATATGTTATCACTAACACTGTGACAGCAGAACAGTATGTTGGTGTTACAGTTTGCAGTGGTAACGTTAAAAAAGCACTTAAAGTTCGTATGCAAAAACACGTTCGTCGTGCGCTGACAGAGAACAAAGATTGGGCACTATGCAAGAGCATTCGTGCTCATGGCGTAGATGCTTTTACATATGGTTTGTTAGAGACACTTCGCGGCAAGGCACCGGCTCATGTACGCGAACGTGAATTGACCAAGATCCACAATCCAGTTCTTAACACGCTCTAAATTAAGGCGGGCCGTGTCTTGCTAGATAATTAAGAGGTTGCTCTAACATTATATCAGGGCAATGTCTTGCCAAGATGTCATGTACTTCTGGCAAGACCTTTCGCCAGTTGGTGCCCCTGATTTTATCTAGTTTGTCCATCACTGTTACAAATTCTTGATATTTTGTTGAATTTTCTTGGTCTATATATTTTTCTAAGAATTTAATAATTGCTTTATACCACTTAGTGCGATTTTCGGTATGATGCATTAAACTTTTATAATGTTCGATAATTTCTTCTTTGGCCGGCCTTGGCAGAGATCGCAAATCTAACCAAGGCGGACCTTCTAAAAATCTAAATTCTGCAGGGACGTCCAGTTCTTCGGCAACTTCGACTATTCGTTCTATAGAATATATAGACGCGATTCCTATGCAACATGAGAGATAATGTATATTCAGGCCATTTTCTTTAATAGTTTTTATATTTTTAACAATATTATTATAATTTCCCGGAAAACGAATAAGATTGTATCGTTCTTCGATGTCGTCGAGACTAACACAAAAGTCAATTTTCTTAAAATGTTTAAATTTTTCAATAATTTTATTATTGATCACCGTTAAATTTGTATCGTAACGGAGTGTGATATTTTTTGCAAATCCTCTGTCTATTAGTATAGTCAGTATTTTATTCATAGCAGGAGAAATCAACGGCTCGCCACCGGAAAAATAAATGTATCTCAAGTCGGGTGCAATCTTATCAAAACGTTCCCACCAAATATCACTTTCCCACCATTTCGAATAATCTAAAATCTCTCGACCTTTGGTATCTGTGGTCATCCTATAATCTTTGTCACCCCACTCAGTGCCCGCTGGCGTAACTGGGACATCGCCCCAAAGTTTACTCCAATCTTCATACCAAAGACTGCTGTATTCGGGACTGCACATTATACATTTTTGATTGCATAAATTGCTCAATCGAAGACCTAAATTTACAACCTTGGCAGTCGAAGTACCATCTGGCAATGTATATTGATCGGCCTGATTCCAACGGACATATTCTGGAATTATTTGAGTCATGTGCCTATTGACTCGTTGTCTTTTACTCTTGCCCCATTTTTTAACATCTTCGTTGTCCCATTCATTAAGGCCTTTAGTGCTATGCTCCGAGTCATAACAATTACGGCATCTTTTTACTTGAATATTTTCTTTAAGGTGTAATCGATGATTTTTATGAGTTACACTATTAATAGCCTCTTCTATCGAATGGGTCATGACATTCATTACATTGCCATTCTCATCATGCGCCATTCCATAATCTTTATTATAATTTGCTAGGCAACATATTTTATAGTCACCGAGTGTATTGATTTCTATTTGGCTCCACAACTCGCCACAAAAACTTTCTAAATTAAACATAGCAATATTTATTCTATAATTCCGGAAATACAGACTTATAAATTAAATTGACATAAATTTAAATTGACTGTATAATACATTATCGTAACTAGGAGAATTTACATGGCAGGCAAAGCAAAATCAATCTATCTCACAATACTACCTAAAGGTCAGCATATGAGCGTTTTTAAGAAAGTATTCTTTGAAGCCAAGTCTTACAATGAATACATCAAGTCAGAAGAGTTCAAAGCCAAGTGGCCCAGTGATCAATTTGACATTGTTAAAGAAACCTATTAATTGACACAAATTAGTTTTGATGTTATAATACAATACATAGTTTAACAAAACAGGAGTTTGAAATGGGAACACGTAGTCGTATAGGTGTTATGCATGGCAGTGTCTGCAAGTCAGTTTACTGTCATT